AAGCTGAGCCGGAGTGGGATTAAAGGTGGCGCTCCACTCGTCGATCGTGCTGGAGCCGGTGCCGTTGTAAACCGTGTGGACGCCGGGAGCCAGAATGATCGAAACGAGATCGTCACCTGCTGCGGGGTCGAGCCAACTGCGGCTGGTGATCAGCGCAGCTTCAATGACGGCACGGTTGATCGTCTTGAAGGGACGGGCTTCGGTGTATCCACACTCCAAGCGCTGCAGCGCAATGCGGCGCAGCTTTTGGGTTTGGGTGCCGTCGTCAGCACTGGCGTAGTCCCCCGACACAAAAGTGTCGTTACCGATTTGGGGGTTTACGTAAAGGACGTATTGCGCATTCAGCGGATCATTAACCGTGCCAGCACCAGGCTCAATTTCGGGTTTACCGCCAAGCTGACGAACCGCGTCGGTCAGCGCATCAATCTGATCCCTAAAGCCGGACTGGGGAACGTTGATGTCGCCTAGCGACCCGGACTGACCGGCACGGGTGATCTTGGTCACTGGACCACGGTCTGGACTGCTTCAAGCAGTCTAATCTCACCCGTCGTAACAAAGTTTGCTGTGCCCGCAACGATTTCAGTAGGCCTAACGTTCACTGCACTGCTTGTTACAAGCAATTCACTTGCGTAATAGAGGTCTCCCGGAACCTGCAAACCGGAACCTTGAACCCCGCCTCCTCGATTGACCACATAAAAACGGGCAGATGCCTTACAGCCGCGCTCAGTCATGAGCAGCAGCTTCATAAGGGTTGTTCCATTGTCCTCTTCATCTCCAAATCCCTTTCGATCAATCAGGAATTCAACCGAACCGCCTCCAGTTACAAGCGATTTGACGGATTCGCCAAACTTTTCGCTGAGGGCGGTGGTATCGACGCTTGGTGCGGACAGTTCTAAAGACCAGTTGGCTACATCACAAATCAGTTGCCAATAAGGAGCCGTTTGTCCTGCAGTTGCACTGCGCGGTAATACGTTTGCGTTCTCGTATTCGTCTGAGTCGTATACGACTGCTTCGTACTCGGGCGCGTCCGCACACACGCTGTCAAGTGAGACGATGTCCTGCGCGTCGCTGAAGGCGTACTCCCCAAAGCTGACGACACAGCGCCAGAAGGCGTTGTTGAAATCTGAGCTGCCGAATGGGGCAAGACCAATCGTGCCGGCGACATTGCCAAACAGGGAAACTCGGTCATCGGGGTCGCCCTCTAAAGCGGCCGCACGGCTGGTGTAAAAGCTGCCGCCACCTAGCTCGTCGATGTGAATCCAGTACTCACCATCGCTGCAATCCTCAATGGTGTCACCGCCGGAAACGTCACCGGGGCGCGCATAAAACTGCGCATCATCCGCTTCCTGTCCGTCGGGGTATGCCTGCGTTCCAGTCTTGTAAAAAGTATCCGTAAAGTCGGTGATGTGGGTTCGGTTTGGACCCTGGTAATACTGGCTGTAGTAGTACATCCCATACCCGTCAGGGTTGGGCGGAAATGTTCCGGTGCCGTGGGGCAGGCACGAGACAATCACCTTGTCGCCGGACCAGTAGCCAGGGCAAATGCTGCTTATGGCATTACGAGCGCCGTCAACTGCAGACGAGTCAATTAAGCAGGCGTCCGGTGCGTCACGCTTGAGGTACAGCCTGCCGCCGATACCAAGAACAGCCATTAGAAAGCTCCGGTTGGTTTACCAGATACTTGGAAGCTAACGCTCACAGCTTGCACGCTACCCACGCTGATGCTCGGGCTGACGCTGGTTACAAAACCAGTGCAAAAGAACGACTTGTTGTCGTGTCGATTGAACACGAAATCGGCGGTTTCAGTGTTTTCGGTGTTCTGGAAAATTGAGTTAAGGAAAGCTGCTGCGTCGACGTTGGCTGGGTCGTATAGCACGGTTGCACTTCCTGTAGTGCCGCGCAGACCTTGGATGTACGTCCTGTCGTAGCTTCCTATCCCAGTGTCCTCAAGTGCATCCTTTGTGATTGTGATACTCCAATCACGCACCTTGCCGACAACTGCCCCTTGATACCTGAGTTGTCCGTCAGCTCCGGTAAGGACCATGATTAAGCGTCCAAAGTGGCTACGAGTCGTACTTGCACCCTAGACCGTCCGGGAAAGAGTGATTCGACTGAGGGCATCTCAGCCCAGCGCCAGTTTAGGTAAGTCGGGACTTGATCTTTAAGGTTTTGGCTAACTCCAGTAAAAACTTCAGACGGCAGGGTCAGCGTGTACGCGCCGCCCTTGGAGTTGTGCCAGCTTTCAAGCAGCAGGGTTGTATCGGCATCTCCCGTCACGAAGTCAAGGCGTAGCTCCGCGTCAAAGGCTTTGCTGCCATACAGGCGAGTCTCGCTGGCGCCGTTGACCGCGTTGAATTTCTTGGTTGCGTAGGCACCGGGCGTGAATGTCCGCCGAGTTGGAGAAAGCGCAGGAAAAGAGACGCTCATAACGTTCCCTCAATTACCCAGTTGTTGGACTCGTTCCAGCCCTGTGTTAACAGGCTAGTTCCAGTGGAGTCGGTAGGAAAATAAGTGGCCTCGACCTCGATGTTCCCGTCTTGGTCGTAGCTAATGGATTGGGTTTTGTAGGTCTGAGCGTCGGTGGTGCTGTTTTTCACGCAGAACACCGCATTGCTGTATGTGCTCTTGCCTCCCTCAATCCGCAGCTCAACCTGCTCTACGTCAGAACTGGTGCCGTCCCACAAAAGGCAGGTGTAGGTGCCGTCAGCCAGCTCAGGCCACGAAGTGACAGTCCCGTCGTCGGCAATCGCGCCGTTGGCGGGCTGGTTGTAGGTAACGGTTTCAAGTCCCAGTTTGAACACGCTGCCGATGTCAAGCGACGCCTCAGATGGCGTGGTCTTGAATTTGATTGAATGCGTCGTGTAGCGGCGGCTGCGGAGCTCCCATTTGGCGCGGTCGATGGCGTGCTTTTGGCTGGTGCAGTAGTCGCTTAGGTCGATTTGCTCCAGTGGCGCGTTTTCATCGACGCCGGTCTCGCGCACCGTCACCTCGCGGACCACGGGGAATAGGCCGCGGCTGACCGTGTTGGATGACTCTTTCTCTTGGCGCCATTTGACCGAAACCTTTACGGGCAGACGGTCTTGCAGGTCCGCGTACGCAAACTCCAACGTGTCCTCAATGATGTTGCCGGCGGTAAACAGACCGCTGATCGTTTCAGGACCGCTAAACGTGGCGACCGGCTGAAGCGCAAATTTGCCGTTGCGGACCACTAGGTCGAGCAGATAGTCGTTGGCAACCTTGGCGCCCCAGCTGCGGATGTTGATACGTTCAGTAATGGCGCCGTCAAAGAAGTACCGGCGGGCGTAAGTCCATGCAGTGGCGGTATTAAAGCTGTCAAGATCGACCTGTTCAGAATTAAGGACCTTGCCAACGCCGTACCGATCGTTGGTCATTAGGTCGTACAGCACATCAGGGAAGTTGCTGGTTGCCCCAATGCCCTCGTTGACGTAAACGCTGAATTGATCGAGGCGGCTGATCTCGGTGCTGCTGCGGATGTTGACCCCGACAATCGCCATGTTGTCGTAGTTCGGAACCGAGGGGTTTTCAGCGATTGTGTTGACGTAAACCACCTGATGCTCAGGTTGCGTGGCGCTCGTCGTGATTTCGTTGTAGATAAACGATTCGGCTAGGCGGGCGTATTCGTCGGCGTAGAAGCTGCCGTCGTCGAACTGCGGGCCAAGGTCTTCGCCGTTAGGGGTGGTCAGGCTCGCCACGTTGAACGAACCGGCGGAGCGCGAGACCGATAGGCCGGTGAAGCGGATTGTCACATCGCCGCTTGTGACAGTTCGGATCGCATTGATGTGGGGATCCAGCACTTCCAAATCGCCTGTGGCGATGTTGTTGCGCACCTCCCAGCTGCTGACAGGTGTTAGGCGGACTTCCCAGCGGCTGGCCGTCGGAAACTCAAAGCGCAAGTAGTTGTACAACGCAACGCCCGTTGCGCTGCGGATGCCAAAGAGTTGCTCCAGGTCTATGAAGGCGTCGTCGGTTCCGGCGACTCGGTAGGCGACGCGGAAAAAGCTGTAGCGGGTGTCGGGGCTGCTGTAAGTTCCGCTCTGGAAAATGATCGCCTCAATGTTGTTGGCGTTTTGGCCGTTGTAGTCAAAGCAAGCTTCGTCGTCGCAGCGGGTGTAGCTGTGGGCGTCGCGGAAGTTAGCTAGGCCGCTGATCTGCAGCTGGACGTTGCTGCGCAGGCCGACCTCGACGACGCGAGCTTCGCGGTCGGTGGAGAAAACTGCCTCAGCAAACTTATAGATATGGCTGCCGTTGGTAGCGTTCTTGCCGCCATCGCCTTCGATTGTGGCTTGGCTGTAGACGTTGACCTGGCCCTCGCGGACCACCTCGAACGTGGCTGTGACCGCTTGGGATCCGCCGACACCGCTGTTGTCTGACTCGGAAACGAATGCTGCTTCGGTGCGAGCAGTGCAGATTGCGACGGCGCTGCCCACTCGATACAGCTCGCCAAGGCTTAGTGCTTCGTCGTAGTTGCGCTGACGACCTGCCACTGCCTGGGCGACATCGCCGCAGCTCTCTTCACCATCCGCACCATTTGGGTTGGTTTCGGTAAACAGGCGATTTTGGTCAGTGCTGGTGTAGATCGTGTAGGTGACGGTGTCGCCTACATCGAGAGCCGTGATGCCCTCGGTCCCGACAAGTCCAGCGCGGCCAGCAAAGGTGACGTTCTGCTTGGAGCGTTGAGCTTGGGCCTGCCAATCGTTCGGGCAGCGGACATTGTTGTTCTGGTCGGGCTGGAGCTGAACGGCAGGACGGAAAACCGGGTTGACCTTGAACCCGAAGTTGTTGCCGATGAAGCTGTGAACCCCAAACGTCGTCTGATTAGATGGCGTGCTTACGAAGCAAAAGTCCGAGCCGAAGTCATCGTCAACGCCGCGAACTTGGAATACGTCCGTGCCACCGTCGTTCTCGGCATTTCCCAGGTCATTCGCAGGAAGCTGCCCCGCAATGTGATCGTCTGCGGTAAGGCGACCACCATTGGCCCGGTAATAAATAGAGATGCGGCCGTGGTCCGTAATGGCCAGGTCGTAGTTGTTAATTAGGTTGTTGCCAATGGCAAATTGTGTGGGGTCAAGCTCAGCAACACTGCCCTCGCTAACCAAAAAGATGCTGCGCAGCAACTGACCGCCGCCGACGCTGTAGATCTGACTCCACAGCAGATTGGTGTTGACGCGGATGCCGCCATAGCTGACGCCATCAATCGTTTGACGATTGGCGTAAACAATCGGGATAACGCTGCCCAGCTCAACAACGTTCTGGACAGAGTCAAAGCCCGCCTTGGGCGTGTACCGGGCACCGTTGACGATGTTCTGGCCTTGAACCGTGTTGGTCGTGACGTTGGCCTGCTGCGGCTGCCGCGGTCTTGGGGTAAGCAGCGTGGCGACATAGCTAAGCGCCGCGCCAATGACGATGTAAAGGATTAACAGGTCGACGCCGATGTTGACAGGCGTGCCAGGTTGGATCTTGCTGTGCCGCTTCAGTTCGCGGACAAATTCTCGATACTCACTCTCATTTAGACCGGTGATCTCCATGATCTCCCGGTCCTGGGGCAGCAGGACAATATGGTCAGCACCTTTAGGAGAAAGAGTCATCGCAGTGATATTTCTCCGGTAGTGGGCAGTGAACCAACCAGCTGCTGGGTCAATGAACGCCGCGGGGCGTTTTCACGGACCGCATCAAGGGGGCTACCTAATCGTACTGAGAGCCTGGAGCTGTCATGTTCAAGACCGGTCACTGCGTAAAGCTCTTCGCTGTAGGTCGCGCTTTCGGTAAGCGTGTCTGGGTCGAGCCACACGGTGCGAAGCCGGACAAGCCATCTGTCATTGGCGGCCTGCGTATAGACGGCAAGGCTCAGCTGGTTTAAGGCGACGACAAGGCTGGCACTGATGTTGCCGCCTTCCAGATCAAGCGTGCCACCGCTAAAGCCAAAGCCCGAAAAGGTGTAGGTCTGGCCGTTATAGGTGCGAGTGTCGCCTTTGAAGAAGTTTTGGAAGCGATAGCCGGTGTCGCTTCCGTTGGCGTTGAGAAGGCGGATGTATGTCCCGATGGCAATCGTCATCAACGCATACCCAAGGAGGAACGAGTGGAAGGCTTGTTGCGCATGTCGGCAAAGACTTGAGCGCGGGCCTGTTTGGCGCTGGCGGCAGTGGCCTGAGCGACCTGGTCCATCGTCGCGTATTCGACGTTATTGATCACCTGAGTCTGGATCAACATTGAGCCGCCGGCACCCGTAAGCATGGTCTGGCGCTCGCGCTCTTGGTTGCGCTCCCGGACGTAGCTGGTGCTCATTGCCAGGACATCGGCGTTCTCCTCAAAGGCTGCAGAGGAGCTGCGATTAGCAGCGCCCTTGGCCATTGCGGCGTTGGCGTCAGCAAAGTAGGCCGAGACGCCCAAACGGCCGTCGTTGCCACGCTTGAGGGGGATAATGGCTTCCGGGCCAGCCTCGCCCATCAGGCCAAAGCGACCGGCGCCGCCCTCGGCATAGGTGAACATGGTCGGCTTGTTGACCACGCCGCCCATGGCGTAGCGCTTGAGGCCCTTGCTGAAGGCGTTGCCCTGGGCGTTTCCGAACGAAGACAAGGTGGGCGTGTTGCTGATGTCGTAGGAGCTGAAACCTGAAATATCTGGAGTGCTCGACGCTCCTGCGCCGCCACCGCTTGTGCTCGGACCACCCAGCGCCTTGATTACCGCCTGAATAGTGGCGATGGCGATCATCTGGGTGATGACCTTGGCGGCGTACTCAACGAAGTACTGACCCAGGTTCTTAAGGAACTGAGCCATGGCCTGTTGAGCGGTCTGGGAGCCGGTGACGATGTTGCTGAAGGCTTGGCTGATGCTTTCGCCAAACGCCATTGCGGCGCCCTTGAGCTGCTCAAGGGGTTTGGTCATCTTCTCCAGGTCACGCTCCATGCGTGCCACTTCGGTCTCGGCTCCCTCTTTGAAAGTGGGGTCGACTTCGCGGCGGTACAAATCCGCGGCTTCCGCACGTTTACCGGCAAAGCTTTCGCCTGGATACGCCTCTTCAAGGCGCTTGCGTTCACGCAAAATCTTTACACGGTTATATTCTTCTTCATTTATTAGTCCCAATTCGTATTTGCGATCTTCAAGTTCACGGTTGAGGTCTTGCTCAAGCCGCATCTGCTCAATTTTTAAATTGCCAATACCCTTCATCTTGTCAAAGATGAATTTTTCTAAATCGGCTTTTTGTTTAGTAGTCAGTAAGGACTGGGCATCCGCGTAGGCCTCTTCGATTACCGCGTTCATGCGATCGCCGCGTAACTTGGCAAACCGTGCCTCAAAGTCGCTGCGGTCTTTAGCCTGCTTGGCCAAAAATTCGTCAAGTGGGCGCTGTTGTTTACTAATTTCCAGTGCATCTTTGAGGCCGCGGACCATTTCGCGCGCTGCCTCAATCCGGCGGGCCAATTCATTGGCAGCTTTTTTGCCGTTTTTGTCCTTATCGCCGGTGCCGTCACCTGGAGGGGTCACGCCCCCTCCGCCTCCCCCAAAATCAGTAGGGTCACCCTTAGGAAACAGCTCGTCTACGGTGTAGGTTTTTATTCCAGCAAACTTTGCGTACGCTGACGCCGCCCCAGGAGCTAGTTTTAGGAAATTCTGTAGATTAGCGGCACCTAGTTTTAAGGCGGATGTCATTATTTTAAATATAGGGCTTATCTGCTCAAGAAGCGATACGGCTTTCTGCGCAAATTGGTATACACCAAAGATTATGCGCCGTGCTGTTTCGGAGACAATGATTGCTCCGTTTACAAAATTAGTGACAAATTGCTTAATGTACGGGGCAAGATTATTGAATAATTTTACAATAGACGTAAAGAAGTCTTGAGATCCTGCTCCAACTTTTGCAAAGAAACCACCGAAAATTTCAGCCGAATTTTCAAGAGCTATCTGAAGGCGTAGACCGGCTTTTTCAGGCCCTTCAGCAATCTTTTCGGCAACCTTGCCGTACTCATCGCCTTGGGCGCGGGCAAATCGCACAAACTGTGCAATTGTTACTTCGCCTTTTTTAAAAGCTTCTGTTAACTGCGGTAGCGACATATTGTTTGCCGCTGCGAACTTGGCCACTGCGCCGGGCAGACGTTCGCCGATCTGGCCAGAAAGTTCTTCAGCACTCACTTTGCCCTTTGATAGGACCTGAACAGTTGCCCTGATAATTGCGTCAAGATCTTCTTGGCTCTTACCGAAAGCTACGTTTGACGCAATCAGGCCTCTATAGATTGCCTCAGTCTGTTCAAAACTTAAATTATTAGCTCTTGCAGCTGTTGCGATCTGGGCCAGACCTGACACAGCGGGTTTCAGTGAAACCGCGTAATCAGAGCTGACTTGACGAGCCAGTCCAATAAGACGGTTGTAATCGTCTACACCTGTTGACGCTTGAGCCAGAGTCTTTTTGGCAAGAGTCAGTTCAGCGTTGAACTCAGCAACACCGCTTGCCTGTTGACGTAATTGTGAAACTTGCGCACCTATAGCGGCGCCAGCAATGGCACCAGGAGCTCCACCTATAAGGCCGCCCGCCAAGCCGCCAATAGCTCCTTCAGGTCCGCCAAATATGCCGCCGGATAACATACCGCCTGCACCGGCAGCAAGATTCCGACCAACACGCCCCATGCGGCCGCCTTTGTTAAGGCGAGCCAGTTTTCTGTCTACTTTGTCAATCTCATTACCAACCTCTCTATACGCTACTGACGCCGGATTTAAGCTATTTCGCAACGTGGTCCATGCGGACCGCTGACTATTTAAACTGTTGATACTGCCATTTGATGCGGCGGTCGCGGTACGGATGTCGGCGGCGACCTGTTTATACGATCTACCCATAGCGTCGATGTAGCCCCTAGTCCGGGCCATTCCGATATCACCAATCTGCTGGTATAAGCCGCTGATTTCTCTTACTTGGGTGGGAACTTGGCGCGGGCCTGCTTGCCGTGCCTGCTTCTCGCGGTTGCGCCGTATGGACTTTGCAACCGGATCAGTTCCGGCGTACATCCCAAACTGCTCTTGCGTGCCAAGACGGCCACGGATTTGCGCCTTGCGGGCAGCAGTGCCAAACGGATCGGCAATCTCACCTTCAAGTCGATTGATCTGCGCAAGAACCTGGCCGTATTCACGTGACCCAGCCGTCAGATCTCGTAAGTCGCTGCGTAGTTCGCGTACACGCTGAGCAAGCTGAGCTGTCGTATTAGCGCTAGTACTTATGCCTCTTGAGTACTCTTCTGTTATTTGTGCGGCAGTACGAGACTCGACATTGTTGTCAATTTTTGCCCTGGTAGTCGCATTGATAGCGTTCTGTAACCTGGCTTCGATACGAGCTTGCGCTTCAAGTAGTACTTTTAATTGGCCTTGCTCTTCAATGTACTGAGGGTTTATCGCTTTCCCTTCAATAAACCGCTCCGCTTGCGCGGCTTGCTGCAGCTGGGCAACTTTGCCAAACAGACCACCTGGAGTTCGCGAGACAAAGCGACCCTGTGCTGCTCGGAAAGATACTGCTCTTTCAGTAGCATTAGCCTGAGCTTCAGCCTGTTGCAGCCGCCGTTCAAAGGCCTCAACATCCCTGCTGAGGCGCCTAAATACCTGGCCTCCAATGGTCGCTTGTTTCTGTAAATCGCCTAATGCACTGATCTGTGATTTAAGTACCGCAACGCTGGCGCCACCTTCGCGGTTGTATGCAACCAGCTCAGAACGGATTTGCTCTAAAGCAGTATCAGTTACACCTAGCGTCTTCTCGAAACCACGAAAAGACCCTTTTAATTTCTCAAGCGCATCCTTGCCGTCGACCTTGAGCCTTAAAAAGACGTCGCTTACCGTCTTAGCCATCGGAGCTCTTCTTGCTGAGTTCGCTCAGTGCTGCGGCCTCCATGATCTGAAGGCCCTCAAGCATGTCGCGGCGGTTGTCGACATTGTAGA